GCCAGCGCCCGTTTGCAGTCCAGTTTGATCGTCCAAGCACGCCCAACCGAGTCTGTAATCGTGCGCATAGCCGTCCCTCAGTCGTTAGTCAGGTAATCCCACCCACTGTGGCACCGTGGGTGATGGTGCAGGTTTGATTGTCAACGTCGCAGTGACAACTTCCTCAAGCGGTTCTTGTCTCCTGACCGAAGTCACCACTGCTAGGAATTCGACACCAGCACCGTTGGTAGCGTCTAGCACACGCACACGAACCGGAGTGCGATCCCTATGTGCCTTGACCAGCTTCATCAACTGCGCCGATTCAGTATCCCAAATCGTTTCCACCTCGACTGTAAGCGATCGGAGTGTCTGAATCATCACTCGCCAGCCTTGATTACCACGTGCTGTCGCATCCGCTTCTGCGTCCTCAGTCGCCAGATTGACATCGCGGACCGTCGTGACTTCCTGGAAGTCGTTGTTCGCCATCTCGACAAACAGTTTCGCGTCCATTCCACGGCGTGTAGGCATGATGTCACCCCCCTGTCATGAAGTCTTTGAGGAAGTCGCTCAGTCTGGCCAGGCCCTGACGGTGAGCAGGTCGCATATAGGGCCGAGCCTCGTAAACCTTTTTTCCAATGATCCCACTATACTCCAATAGCGATGGCACTACCGATCCCGCCTTGATGAGGATCGGCCCAATCACAACGCTTTGCTTGGCCGCATCATAGGTGAAGTAAATATGCTGCTTGAGCAGACCGACGTGAGCATACGGTGGCATGCCTGGCGGTGCTACTCCTTTTCGCCTCTTCATGCTGTTTTGGGCGATCTTGCGCACATACGCGCCATAGCGTGATAGCGCTTTGCGACGCCCACGCTCCACCGCGCGCATCACACCAGAGCGATCAAAAAAACTGCTCTTAGCTAGCGAAAATGACGCTGACAGCATGACCACTACACCAAGTAAACATACTCACAGCTAGTCGTGCTCACAAAAAGCCTATGCGTGTCCAGATACTCGTGGAAGTAAAGCGGCGATGCAGCGACGTTCAGGCCATGGTAGCCATTTGGCAATCGCATTCTCTCCAACTCGCGTATCAGCGCCTCAACATAGTCGATCATGATCCCAACTTGCACATCGTCATTCAGCTTTTTCCTGATCACGACCTCAAGCGTGATGTACAGCGAGTAACGATCCCTCGATTCATTTTGATCTCGAACCTCGCGCGGCACCACTGAGACAAGCAGTCGATTGTCGGTCACATCGATGGTCGGGTGATATTCCAAACTCACCTCAGCGCTCAGCGGCAGACTGGCACCAGCCAGTTCATTCGTCACGTGTCGAGCCAAGTCTATGATTGCGCCCATCGTGTTTGCCTAGCTTCCGATCATGCGAGTGCGAACTACCAAAAACTTGTGTTCGTAGTCCGCCCACGACCAGTCCGGCTCGCCATCACCCGAGAGCACCTCGTGAATGACATTGACGCCGCGCACATTTTCAATGATGCGGTCGCCTCGCTGCGGTATTACAGGCAAGTCTTCCGCCCACACCAGCCACTGGCGATTGGTCGATTGCGCATAAAACACAACACCAGTCGCGTAGGAATTGCGCCAATTCCCATCGACTGGCACCGCCCTAACTTCCCAGGCGTTGCCATTGCGTACCCACACAACCCTGCGCGTAACTTTATCGCGCAGGGTTGTGTGGAACCATGCGATCGCTTCATGATACGATGGCATGTCAACCGATCTTCACTCGAACCCGTGCATCCGTTGCAGCCGCATCACGGTAACACAGGCCAATGCGAAAACGATTGGCCCCAGCAGTCTTGACTGCGACTTTGTTAGTCTTGTCCCAATAAACTTCGTCACCGACTACGAAGCTATCACTTCCTTTGGCCAGGTCGAAAACGCCTACTGTTGCCAGCGATCCCAACTCGCCAGCCAGGATGGGACTGCGTGTAACTCCATACACACGATCACCAGCAAACGATACGACCTCACCAGCCGGTACATCACTGCTGGGAATGTAAGGAATCGAGTCGCCAACACCAACGTAAACTGCTCTCATGTTATCACCTCCCTAACATTACGCTGTCGCCTTGATGGCGCCACGCGGATCAATGCGCGCGACACCAAAGTCCCAATACGCCCGCATCGACAGTCCCAGTGTGCGAAATTCTGTGTCTGCAGTCTCAATAGTCGGTGCGCGCCGGCCCTCCAGGAATGCAACCTGAAACGCTGGCACTAGCGAAGGGTTGGCGATCATATACCAGGTTGTCGGCGACTGGCCAGCACCTGAGCCACTGGAAAGGAATGGAGATGAAATCGGCTTGTAACGATTCACGTATGGGTTGTTGACCGGCCTGGGCCTGTTCACCTCAGTCGTTTCATTCAGTGTCATCGATGTGTAAATTTGCAGTGCCAGCGGCTCTAATTCAGGCGGTACTAGGATGTACTGGCCCTCGATGGCCAGCGGATCACCATTCGCATCGAGCATCTTGGAAAGTGCTGCGCGAGCGCGGCCAATCGAGTCAATGCCCAGCGGCGCCGATGTCAACCGGTTGCCATTCGCTGCGCTATAGAAGTTGTCAGTCGCTTCCATGACCACGTTGTACAGGGCACGCTCCAAAGCAATGCGAGCACGCCGGCCCAACTGAGCGATCAGCGACTTGAACGCGCCCAGGTCATCGTTGACAATCTGTTGGCGTGTGATCGTCAACATCATGCCATAGGTGTCCAGCTTGTTCGTGTAGGCCGACTCGACTAGTTGCCCATGCGGCAACTCACCATCATGTGGCACACGAACAAACGATCCCGTAGCATCCAAGCGATAGATGTTGTGAACGTGGAAGTTGGAAAAGTCCTCAATCGCAGCGATCTGGTCATAGGTGACCGGCTGCTGAGTAAACGCATCCAGCAGTATCTTGTTGGCGACATTGCCCAGGATACCAGGCAAGTTGACCGTGGAAAAGCCAGCCGCTTGCAGGTTGGGCGAGCGTTGCATCTGCACGATGGTGTCATACAGCTCGTTAGGATTGTAAGGCACGCGCACCCCCGAGGCCTCCAGCGCCAGCGAAAGCATGCCTAGTAGTCCTCGGCGTCTGAGCGGCCAGGCCTGCTCAACCACCTTTTCACCGTAGTCACGATCCTTAGCGAGTCGCTCATCAGGAATGCCACAGGACAGGCAGAGCGCCGCCTCGATCACAGCTGGCGTGTAAGTCTTCTGACGCTGGCCAATCTCTTTGACGCGCGGTCGTGTCGCACGCAGAATCTCCAGCTCGGTCCGCTGCACATCCCAGCCTTCCTCTTCAGCTTGTGCAGCGATGCGCTCCAACAGCTCGATGTCCACATGACGGCTCGACGCTGCCTCTTCGATGAGAGCACGAATCGCGGCTAAGCGCCGCCGTTCTGCTTTCGCTCGGGCGATAATTGCCTTTGCTGACGTGTCACTTTTGCTGGTCGGTTGTTCATTCGTTGTCATCGTGATACTCCTATTCGCAGCCACTGAAACCGTGGTGTTTCGGTCCGCACCCAAGTCAACGAAACTGATCTCGTCTAGGATCGACCGCGAAATTACGATCAGCGGTCCGGTAAACTTCGATCCATTGACTTCGACATCTTCGTCTTCGTCGATCTCCTCATACTCCTCAACCGACAGGCCCACCGATGCCTGCCAGGGGAATCCTTTTTTCGCCGACTCGATCACTTCCATCGCAGCAGCAGTCGAGCGCGAAATCACACCTTCAGCAACCAGCGCCGACTCCACAACTGCGATCTTCGTGGTGTGCCCGATGCCACTATTGGGGTCGTGGTTGAACCGGACTGGAATTTTTTGGCTCGGAATCTCCAGGCCAGCCAGGTCCACGACTACAGGTTGTTGCCAGCCCGAGACTCGAATTTTCCCTCCCGTGTAGGCAAGCACACGGAATCTCGGCATACTGCCTGTGGCTTGCTTTGGCTCCTTTTGGCCCTGGGCCTGGGCCTGGGCATCTTTTTCTTCGTCATCGTCTTCTTCGTCACTGCTTTCGTCTTCGTCGTCGGTTTCTTCTTCGTCATCGTCTTCTTCGTCGTTTTGGCCATCGACAGTCTCCTTTTCTTCGTCTTCGTCTTCGTCTTCAGGCAAAGCAAAGCGAATGCGCAATTCCTCAGATGTCAGCCGGCATCTTTTCATCTTCTACGCCCTCCCTTTCGTCTTCAGGAATGGAAGTCTGTTTCGATGGATTCTCCGTTGTCAGCGGCAGGCCCAACTCGCGCATCAACTCGACTTCACGTGCACGCTGACGCAAAACTTCCTCCCAGTCCAGGCCCTGCGTCGCACACTCATGCGCCAGCGTAGTTACTCCCGTGCGCAGCCGAGTATCAACTGCATTGGCTTCTTTGAGCGGGTCGATCGCTGGCATGCCGTCCCAAAACCACGCCGTTTCAATCTCGTTTTCCAGTGTCAGCGGTAAGGAATTGGCCAGCAGATACTCGCGCAGCCACGTGTAGAAGATGCGATCCAGGACCGTGCGGCGCAGATTCGCCTGCTCGATAGCGATGGAGCGGAAGTAACTGGTCATGTCCAGCCGGCCCGATGAAAAGTTGTGGCTGCTGCTGTCACAGGCTGCAACGTTATAGGGCATGTGGAGACAGCGCGCAATCTCGGAAAGTAATTGCCTCTTGAAGTCGCCATACGTTGTCGATGGCTGCTCGACACGAAGCTGCTCCATTTTCCAACCGGCTGGCATGGTCACCAGCATGCGCCGTTCCAGCTCGACTGGCACCCATTCCTCAGCCTCAATGGCCTCGCCACCAGGTGGGGCATCTGTGTAGAGGATACCCGCAAAGTCTGCCGCCGTCTCAGCAGCCGAGAGTACTGCTAGAGTGTAGCGGCGCAACTGAGCGAATAATGGCAACGCCGGTGTAATCTCGGGGATACCACGGGCCTGGCCAGGGCGATACTTCGTGTAGATGTGAATCACCTGCTCAGCTGGCACCACATCGTAGTCCAAGCGGCTGGACACCAGTATGGCATCACCAGGATGCTCTTTGAGCACGTGATAAGCCTGCACGTTACCGTAGGCATCAAAGACGATGCCATCGACAGGCTGTTCAGGTGTAGGTGACCAGAATGGCGTCGTGACTTGGTCACATTCGACAAGGCGGTAGTCTAACTGAACGCCATCGGTTGCGATGAAGGGATTGGTGACCGCAATCAGGAACGACTCGCCGTCTTGAATTTTGGCGACTGTGGCCGTCCAAATTTTCTCAGCCAGGCCCACGCGATCATACCAGCGGCGAAACGATGCCTCGATCTGATCGGAAAGTAATTTCGACTCGAATCTCACTTGCAGTCGCGGTCCTGTGCCAACGATGTGGTTGGCTTTCGTCATGACGATGCCAAAAGCATAGCAGTTGTTGGCGACTTCATAGCGAGAGCGTGCACGCAAAGTACTGCGAACATCAGGGGAATTGAGGGCGTTGGCCGACAGGTAATCGACATTGGCCCAATGACGACGGTTTTCCTCCGTCGTCATGGCCGCATCATACTTGGCGCGCACATTGAGCGGCACGCGTACAAATCGGGCCGACGTGCGCTTTTTCGTTCCCAGTAGTTTCCTGATCCAACCGATCATACTGTACCGTTCGGGATCAAGCGAATAAAGCGAAGCGCCCTAGCAGGCCTCTGGACCACTTCCAGCGAGCGCAAATATCGGTCCGCCTCGATCAACTCTTGAAGCGTCCGCTGCTTCACTGTGCCAATCGAAGTTGAGACTTCGCTGGCTTCGCTAGCAGCTTGACGAATCGTTTGCTCAAGGCTATTGTTGTCGTCAGGCATAATCATGTCTCCTCATCAGCTAAGACGAATTGTAACGCATGTCATTTTGGCAGTGAGTGTCTCGGGGTCGAAGTGATTCCACCAATGGAATCACTTCGACCCTGACAGCCTTTCCACAGTGACCCAGCGTCTTGAACAGGCACGGCAGATGCGCACACGAATAATGCAGCGCCAGCGCCGGCGCACATAGTACACTCGGCTATCGACACAG